ACTCCGCTGACTCTTGTTCAGCTTTACGCTGTTTAGCCACAACATCATCAAGTCGACGTTTAGGAATCATATGTTTCTTAGCTTCAACCGCTTCATCCACTGACTCATCTTCATCTTCAACTACGTACTCGTATTCAAACTCATCATTGTCATCGAGTTCTTCTTCTGATTCAGATTCTTGCTCAGCTTCTTCTTGCTCAGCTTCAGCTTTATCAGCAACTTCGATCAAATGACCGATAGCAGCATCAGTGGGATCAACCTCTTCTTCTACTTCATTACCAAAATCTAAGTTCTTAATCTCATCATGATCTTCAGAACCAGAATCTTCTGGTAAGTAACTTTCCATATCTACAGCTGCGTTGGCTTCGGACATAATTCACCTATTTTTGGGGGTTAAGGGTCGTGCTTGGGGTTTTCTTTGCATTTAGAGCATTACGCTCCTTTTGATCGTTTTGCATCAATGAGACTGCTGTGCGTGTTATTGAATCTTGCTGGCGAGTCTGCGCTGTCACTTGGGATAGCTTCATGCGAGCTTCTAATTCTTCACGCTTCAACTGCACCTTAGCGTTCAATTCTTCCATTGCTCTTTCGTGCAAGTTGCCATCAACGCCAAGTTCTTCAGCTTTCGCCATAGACAACATTGACTGCGCTTCCTTAGTTGCTACATCAGCTTCTAAGTTAGCTAACTCAAGTTCAGCGGCCTTCATCTGCATTTCTTGCTGCATCTGCTGCATTTGCTGCTGTTCTTCACTCGGTTCAGCTAGTCCTGCTAACTGCTTCACTTCTTGAGCAATGTCTTTCTTCTGTGCTAAATGGCTGTACTCAACTACGCGGTAATCAGGAATCATCACGCCAGCTTGACGTAACTGTAGGGCTTCAGAGAACTGAGACTCTTCAAAGTTATCGCGTGCCGGTTGTGTGCTAATTACTACTGAATACTCACCTAAAGTAAGATCGTTTAAAATATCTCCTTCAGGAGTAGCTTCATTCACCATGATTTGTTCTTGTGATGCTTGGTCAGTTGGATCTGGCATCAATGGATTAGTAATCTGGATCAGACGTTCTTCAACGTAAAACTGCTGTACAAGTTCTAGCATCTTCTCTGCCAACATGTGACGCGTTCGTGCCAGGTTATCCAAAGGCACTTGGATCTGAATCTGTCCACGCTCTTGCTTAGACTTCAGTGCTACGCCAGATACTTCTGCCGACTCATAGCCCAGCATTGCATCAGATACGCCAGAGATTTCCTTAATGTTATGCGCAGCCTTCTGCGTAATACGATCTATACCTGTAGGAATCTGGTTTGGTTGAATCTTAGATGGCGGAGCTGTGCCACGCGCATGAACAATATGTAATCCTGTCTCAGCGCCACGTTCAGTCAGGTCTTCGTTAGTCATGTTAACTAACGAGCCTTCTTCCGTAATCCAACCACTGTTAGCTGTGGTGTTAACAATGTGTAGCTCTTGAGAAGAGATCTTGTTCAGCTGTTCTTGTGGAGAAATCAAGTTCTTCACCATTCCAAACGGCTTGCCTCTGCGGAAATAGCTAAAGTAAGGCACAACTGTAAACGTCTTGTATGGCGACCACTCATCATGCAGTAGTATCTGATCAGCACTCACTGTCCAACGAACTCTAGGTGCTAAACGCTTTTGGATAGATAAACCAAACTGCTGCCCAAACTCTTGTCGCTTAGCATCATCCCAGTTTTCAGGAACAGGACGCATATCGCCTGTTTGTGTATCAATAAACCATTCAGACATGCACATACGACGGTGCTGTCTTTCAATAACGCGTACACTGCGGATTGTTTTATCAGTAGCGCCATTATCAGTCAGATCAAAGCTAGCAGAATCACCAAAACTATTGTCTTCTACTGCAACACTATCGCCACCATATACATCTCCACCCAAAGCAAGCGATTGCAATGAGTCAACTACAGCCTCGCCGTAGGTTCCTTCTATTTGATCGAGGCTCATCCAACGAGTTGTAATAACCTCGTTCCATGTCTTCGGGTCATATTCTTTAGCGTCAACGTCAATCAATACGTCCAACGGGTCAAGTGAGGTAACCTCAACTTCACCTTGAATACTGTCGTCAAAGTCCATACGTACGTCAAAATAGCCACGGTCTTGAATCAATCCGTCAGAGAATACTTGGCTTTCTACCCAATCCAGTTTGTTATTGTCACCAATCTGCATAACTACTTTAGTCAAAGCTGTCGCAGTATCTTCATTACCATTAGAGCGAGGCTTAAAATTAATCTCAGCACGTTTAGCCGTCTGCTCACCTAATACTGTGTTAACTGTCGATAGTATTGTGTTGATGGTTAGTGCTGGACGGCCTTCATCTGCAAGTTTCTTCGCATCGGCTGCATCCCACTGCTCTCCACAATAAAAGCGATCATACTTTTTAGCTAAACCTACATATTCACTGTGCCCGTTATCGCGTAAACGCACGTATCGTTTCCAGTTATCGTATGCTACCTGTGCAGGTTCTTTTTTAACTTTGCCGTGTGCCATTTTTAATCCTAGAATAAGCCGATGTATCGTATGCTTAACAGCTGAGCTGCTATTCTAACGCTTAGCTGTTAATTTCAAAAGGTGTGGGCCTTTCACCCACCCGTCTTTGGTGACACCCCATCACCTCCAATACCCCAAAAAACTATTGCAATTAGGGGCTGCGAACTTTATGCGCTCATTGACGAGCGCCTTACATTGCCAGTTAACAATCCTGCTAGACGCTTTTCACGCCATCCTTGTACTGGTTTTTTAACAGGGGCTCTAGGACTTACAATGTCATCGAGCATTAATCCAATCCATGCCAACGCATCCACACAGTCATCGTGTACACCCATCGGAAAGCGCAAAAACTCATTCACCATTACCTGTACCGAATCATCCCCATTCGGAAAATACACCATCCCCTGCTGCATCCGACCTTGTATTGATCGTGCACGGGTCTGCTTATCGCGCTTGCCTGGTTTCAATCCTTCATAGAAAAATGAATACAAACTACGCTCACGAATACGTTGGTTTAGTAACGGCCCAATCGCCATTTCTATCTGACCCCGCTCTATCCCTGTGATCTTTGACTTCCAGCGCACGTACATGTCTAGTATGGCTTCGACTATTTCAAGTGATCCTTTTTTAAATCGCTTAACGTCAAGTACCCAGATGTTGTCTTGCTGATCGACCCCTACTGTGATTCCCACCGTGAAATCATTTGCCTCATTCTTTCCAATAGCCAAGTCCCACGCGGTGTAAGTGTGTAACTCGTCAATGCTAGGTCGTTCCGAGGCTTTGTACCATCGAAACATATCTTTGGTAAAATACTCGCCATCATCAGCCACAGGGTTTTGCTGATACAAAGCACTCCAGTCGCGAGGGCCAACAGCACGCTTAATACGTAGCAAAGCAGTCTCATCATAGCGTTCTGGGTGAAGTGCCTCATCCTTTTTACGGAACTGCTCATCTTCTGTCGCCAAAGCTGGATATTGAATAACGTCCCATTCATCGCCTTCATTCTCTTTCATCTTCGTTAGTAGTCGCCCAGCCAGATCATCATCGTGCCAACGCGTTAAAATTATGAGTACTCCGCCTCCAGGCGCAAGTCGTGTGTACGCTGTCGAGGTGTACCAGTTCCAAATACTAGATCGGTTTGTTTCAGATTCTGCGTCATCCCTGTTCTTAATTGGATCGTCAATAATTAAAACATGGGCTCCGCGTCCTGTGATCGGGCCACCAACGCCTGCCGCTACGTATCCGCCTCGACTTGTTGTGTTCCAACGCTGTGCAGATTGACTGTCTTTATCCAACTTAGTGTCTTTAAATACTTGGTGATAACGCTGGTCACGCAATAGTTCACGTACCTTGCGCGAGAAGTCCATCGCTAAGTCGCCTGTGTATGAGCAACTAATCACCTCATGTTCTGGATGACGACCTAAGTGCCAACCAGGGAATGTTTTACTCGCCAGCTCACTCTTGCCGTGACGCGGTGGCATGAAAAGCATTAGCCGTGGGCTTTTACGATCAGCCACATCTTTTGAGAACTGTTCAAGTCGTGCGCATATGTCTTTGTGCACCCAGCCTGCTTCATAATCCTCATTAAACCGTTCAACGAATGGCAGTAGCCGCCGACGGCATAGTTCACGCCGCATCAATTCAAACTTTGCTTCTTCTTTCGCATCAAACGCATCTGCTGCTGCCTTCTCATCTTCGATGATCTGTTGCGCAGCAATCTCTCGGTGTGTGGGCTTATCTGCTTTTTTAGTCTTAGCTTTAACCACTAAGGGTTTCTTAGGTTTGTTAGAAAGTGCGACGTCTTTTCGTGCTTGCTCACTGTCGATAACGTCTTTAGCAAAGTCACACTTAACGCAAGTATCTGTTGATGCAAATAAAGTCTGTAGTGTCTCGCACTGGGGGCAATGCTTACCCTTCTTATGCTTGATCATCAGCATACTCTGCGTCGGTTATGTCATGGGCGTGTGCAATAAGACTGTCACTGGCTGCACCCATTAACTTCAGTAGTGAGGCATCATCTAACTCTGCCAACTGATCTACTTTCTGAATATTAGTCACGTTTACATCAATGACCTTCTTATCTTGGGATAAGCCGTGCAGCTTCATCTGCATCTCAACGCCACGGAACCATTCCATCGCATTGGCGCTCATCTTCTTACCCATCTCAATGTCCATGTGAGCATCGACCATATCGTACTTACATAACTCACTCGCTATATCCATGCGGTCTTGATGCAGCATCTCCAAGTGATGCTTAACTGCTGGGTCTTCCAGCAAAGTTGTGGCTCTAAAGACACCCATCCCTGCTCGCTTAGCTGCTGCCAGTTTAGTTAAGCCCATAGAAATACCAGCAACGAGGTTGGTTTCCTGTGCATTGAGGTGACGTATATCGTGTAAATGTCCGTTAGCTTGTGAGGCAACTTCTAGGCCGCGCATCTCAAGTTCTGCTTCGGGGGAAGTCAGATCTAGTGGTACTTCGTAAATAGACTTAGGGGTATCAGTCATAAACTCTTATCGTTTAAAAGGAAAAAAGAGAGGGTGTTGCCACCCCCTAACTAGCTAGTGGCTAGAGGAAGTACTACATGAAGATTGGATAATAGTAGCTGAACTAATATTACGCAACAAAGTAGCTCAAATTTTTGAAAAAAAATATTCAAATTTTCAGAAACATCCGTGTGTCAACTATGTAGGTTCCTTTCTCACAGAGGGGGAGTCACCCCGATTCGGTATATGCGGATTGGGTTTTTGGGTTTCAAGTAAAAGGAACCTTGTTTTCATTCAATTTAGGAGCAGTTCATGAAAAAGCAAAATAGTTGCAAGTTCGTCATCAACCTACTGGTTGGTTGGTGTCTCGTCTGCCTGATGGTTGCATCGGGCTTAGCAGTCGCCCAGTTCAATCAAGACTATCAGCAGTGGCAGACACAGAACGTATGTGT